GGTTTCAGCAGCGCGCAAGCCAGTTACGATCAACAAAGCATACACGAAAGACGGAAGCTATACGCTGTACGAGGTGTGGTTATGAACTGGCGCATGGCGGTCCGCGGCGCCGATAAAATAAAAGCGGCTATGAAGCAATCGATCGGCACTGTGAATGAAGCAATAGGAGCCGCGATCTATGAGGAAGCCCAAGACATCATTTCGAAATCTGTTCCGCTTGTTCCTGTCGATTCTGGCCGCCTTCGCGCATCGCATTACGTCGCGCCTCCGAAGGATTCTTCGAAGGGGCCAACCGTCGAAATGGGCTATGGTACGACATACGCCATCCCAGTTCACGAACGAACCGACGTTCGACACGTCACAGGGCAAGCGAAGTATCTCGAACAGCCCGTGGCGGCAGCGAAATCTGGATATGCTTCGCGTATCGCAGAACGAACGAGAAAAAATCTTCGTTCAGGTGCAGGACATTATGCGTTTGGAGGACCAGCTCCAAAGTCTTCTAAAGCAGGCGCAAGATGAGTACGCCAGGGTCCGATCTAGTTGTGAGAATCGACTCACAAACATCCCTTACCGTTAACGTCGATCTGTTCGCTTCGCCCGAGCGCGCCGACACTAGGGTTGCCGCAGGCGGCGTACCTGCGCAAGCGGTGTTCTGCCTCGAATCGGGCGGCGACCCCCCAGCCGCGTATGTCGACGGGGGATCGGGTCTGAACCTTCGAGTTCATGCCGTGCAAATAATCGTTCGCAGCAACCCGCGCGACTATGCGGGCGGTAAGTCGCTCGCGAATTCGGTTCGAAATGCGGTGCACGAAGCGCCGATTGCTGGCTATCTCGACGTGCGCGTTCGCGAAGCGCAGCCAAATTATCTCGGCGAAGATGAAAAGGGTTGCCATCGCTGGTCGATTAACGTACAACTGCAAATTAAGGAATAGATCATGCCAAAGAAAAAAGTGGTTGAGATTCCCGAGAGCGCTGCCGAATTCGTTCACGTGAAAACGATTCAAGGCATCGTCGACACGAAAGAAGACGGCTCGAAAGTTGTGTACCATGCCGATTCTTTTTTCATCGTTCCGAATGCGACTGCACAGGAATGGATTGCCGACGGTCGCGCGACGAGAAAAACGAAGTGATTCCAATTCCAGAACCCGAGCCGTCGGCGGAAGTCGAAGCGGCAGCGGTTGCAGGAGTGATCGATGGCACGAACTAACATCCCGATTCAAACGATCCCCGCGTTCGGCGGCAAGATCAACACCGTGACGTGGACGAACGCCGACACCGCGAACGGGATGGTTTTCGTCAACGATGGGAAGACCCTTTTGCTTATGAAGCTGACCGACACGTCGAATAAGACTGTCACGGTTTCAAGCGTTGCCGATCCTTACGGACGAACCGGCGACACCGCGATCACAGTGCCGCTGATGTCGGCAGGCGAAGACGGCGTGAGCATCGCAGGCCCGTTCGATCCTGCGCTGTTCAATCAGCGCGGCGCGTCCGATCTTGGAAAAGTTTTCGTCGGAACGTCGGCGGACACTGGACTCAAACTCGCAGCAATTCAAATTTCGTAAAGGAGTGAACGATGGCTCACGCAGTAGGCAAAAGCTCAAAGCTCGCCGTTAGTACCGACGGCATTTCTTATACCGACGTCGGCGGATTGACCAGCGTCGATTCAGATCAGGCGAACGATACCGCCGACACTTCGGATTTCGACAGTGCCGGACACAAAGAACAGGTCTACACGTTCGATCAAAACAAGCTCTCGGTCAGCGGTCATATCGACGAAGCCGACACTGGATTCGATATGCTGTTGACAAGTCTTTTTTCGAAAACGATTTTGTATTATCGCTATCGCCCCGAAACTGGCAGCGGCAAAAAGCAATACGTTTTCCAAGGGCTGATCGAAAGTTTGAAGCATTCATCGCCTCACGACGGCGTGATCGACTACACCCTCGACGTGTCGAGCACGGGCGCAGTCACGAAGTCGAACCAGTAAGCCATGGCGAACTCATTTCGAGGTGAAGTGCCGCTCACAATCGGCGGAAAAACGATCACCCTCAAGTTCAACGCCGAAGCGCTTTACGAATTCGAGGAACTTCTCGGCAATGCGCTGACGTATTATTTCATCGACGAAAATGCCAAGAAAAAACTTGGCATGTCGTTTTTGGTCAAGGGCTTGTATGCCGCCTGCGCGCATTATGGCGACGAACGCCCGAGCCTGAAAACGATCATGCGTTGGTTTGACGAAGAAGATTTCGACTACAAAGAAGTTTTGACCGCAGTCGTGAACGGCGTCACTCTGGCAATGAACTTCAAAAAAGGTCAGAAAAAAAAAGTCGAAGCGGAATCGCCGACGTCGGCGGGCGCAGGTCCAGCAGCCGAGAATTCGGAAAGCTGAAAAACGGTCGCTTCGACTGGGCAGCGCTGCTGCGCCGCTCGCTCGAAGCAGGAATGACCGTCGAACAGTTCTGGTCGTACACGCTCGCTGAATCGAGCATGATTTGCCTAGTCGCTGCTGAAAAGAGAAAACACGAACTCGAATTGCTCGCGGTGCACGCGTCGTGGATTATGCAAATGTGGTCGAAGTCGCGCGTCAGTCCGTCGCGACTTCTGCCGTGGTTGCGCGCTTCGGATCTTTCTCGCTTCGAATCAAAAGAGGAAGCGCTTGCGCATCTGAAACAATTGCGGGAGAATGAAAACCGCGAAACGGACTAGGGTGAACCCATGAGCATGAGTCTTGGCGAGCTGTTTGTCGAACTGGCAGCGGATTCGACCGAGTTCAAAAAGGCGATGGACGACGCCGCTGAACGCGTCGACGGGTTGACCGCAATGGCGCAGCCGCTCGCGGTTGCATCGGGCGCGGCATTTGCAGCCATCGCTGGGTCGATTAGCGTTGCAACGCTCGCAGCCGCCGAGTCGAAAAAGGTTCAAGACGAACTCGCCGCAGCGATTAGATCAACTGGCGCTGCGATCGACGTTGCGCAGATCAGCGAATACGCAGCGGCTATTCAAGAAATGTCGGTGTTCGACGACGAAGCCGCTGCAAGTGCCGCCACAATGCTTATTCGCATGGGCGCGACGCAGGAACAAATCAAAGCACTGTTGCCGCTAACTGCCGATTTTGCAACAGCGATGGGTACCGACTTGAACGGCGCGGCGAAAGCGGTCGGCATGGCGCTTTCTGGAAACTTGGGAATGCTCGCGCGTTCTGTTCCTGCGCTGAAAGAAATCAAAGCCGAAGCGTGGGACGCGGCGTCAGCGGAAGAACGTTTAGCGATCGTCACGCAGGCGATGGGGCAAGCGTTCGGCGGAACAGCGAAAGTCGGCATCGACAATACAAGCGGTGCGCTGCAACAGTTGAAAAATTTTGCAGGCGAAGCCGTCGAACAGTTCGGCGCGCTTTTCGATGCCGATATAGCTGCCGCAATTCAAGGCGTGACAGAGGCGGTGAAGTCGGCGACGACTTGGTTCAAAAGTTGGTCCGATGAATCGAAAGATGTTTTGAAATACACGCTGGCAATCGGCGGGCTTTTGACAGGATTCGCGACTGCCCTGTTTTCTGTCGCAACTGCGGCTGGGCTTATTTCGAAGGCGTTCATTGCAGCCAAGGCGGGGTTTGCAATTTTGAAGGCTGGCTTTGCTGGAACGATGGTCGTGGCTAAAGCATTTCTTTTGACGATTGCGCCAATCGTTGCAGGCGTCGCAGGAATTGCACTAGCCGCAGGCTCGATCGTTCGCGTCGTGAAACACATTCAAGGCAAGGGGGACATCACGTCAGGCGGCGCGGATTCGCACGGGATTATGGGTGATCTCGGCGCGAGTATGCGCGAAGGCTTCGGGCTCGTTCTCGATCCGCTCAAGAGCATGTTCGGCGGATTGACCGACGAAACGATGGACTTGATCCCTCTTGTCGACGAATCGACAGAAGCACACGCCGACGCCGCAGACTCGACGATCGATTTGAAACGCACGATCGACGCGCTGAACGCGTCGGTTAAAACGACGAAAGATAAAAAGGACGAGGTTTTCGACTTCGCAGGAACGACGGTTTCGGGCTTAGACATCAGCAACGAAGA